TTACAACACTTATACCTTCGGCAATTACCGCATCACACATGAAAACGGGTATTGGTTTGTAGACCCAACCACGCCTGTTGCTCATGGGTGGAAAACTTGGTTAGAAGGCACTATCAGGTGTAATACACGAGATGATGCTTTCCGTATAGCAAATGTATTCACAGGTGAGGAAGTTATCACAAGTGGTATGCGAGATGTTATGAAGTTCGTCATAGACGAAGGAAAGGAGAAAAGTGCCTAACACACGGATACCCCCTAACGAGGGTACTTACGCTGGCTACTATCGTGAGATAGAAACTCACGAGTGGTACGCACAACTCACACAAGCAGGGCGTGATGCGCTTAATAAAATCATCATTGTACCTGCTGGTTGGGGCATGTGTTCTTGTGGTACTGGCGGTGCTTTGTACCAGCAAGAGATATACCTTGACGAAGGCGGATACACGCTTCTCGTACCACGCTGTAAGAAGTGTTCACGCAACAAGGCACTCGAAGGCGCACTCGAAAGCGTAGATTTTAATACTCTCTACGCATATCTACCTAATCACAGTACGACAGGCTTGTACAATGAAATCCTGCCGTACACTTTCCTACCTACACATGACGAGCAACGAGATACATGCGAGGTGTGTTCAGGATACATGTTCGAGGCAACCGACCTTCGTGTATCAGAGCGCCAGACACTCATAACTATCGCACAAGATGATGCTGGTGATGAATACACAGTTCACTCATCATGTATGTTTAAGTGTGAGTGTGATAAGTACATGGTTGACTCACATGCGTACAACAAGATAGACGGAAGCAAAGTGTGTGAGGAGTGCTTCAGTAAATATCAGGCAAGCGGTGATATAAGTACATGTGCTTGGTGTGATGGTTTCTTTACGGAAACCTATTATTCTGAGGCACGGGACAGACGCTTGTGTGATGGTTGCTACGATCAATCGTGGGATTGTGAGAATTGTGGCTACGAGATGTACGAGAATATATCTCACGAGTGTTATCGCCACAACGACAGCATAATCTACGAGTACATGTACAAGCCTGACCCTGAGTTTTTTGGGTCAGCCGATTATTACTTCGGGCTTGAGTTAGAGGTCGAGGACAATAGCGGTTGGGGGTGTGAGAGTGGTGCGCAGTTAGTTAAAGATGCGCTTGGCTCTCGTGTGTACATAAAGCGAGATGGCTCGCTTGATGACGGCTTCGAGATCGTATCTCACCCACACTCGTTCGAGGCATGGAAGTCTATTAACTGGGACTTCTTACGCTCACTACGCAGTAAGGGTTTCCGTTCATGGGATACAACAACATGTGGTTTACATGTTCACATATCTCGTACGGCTTTCCGTAAAAATGGACAGCGTGATGAAGCACACGAGTTGCGCTTTCAGAAACTGATTTACGATAACGGACAACAGGTTCGTGCGATAGCAGGTAGAAGTAGTTCTTTCGCACGATTTAACGACAAAGGCGCACTCGTACCTAAGATCAAGTACGGCAGATCAGCCGACAGGTACGAAGCAATCAACATACAAAACGATCACACAGTAGAGGTTCGTGTGTTTCGTGGTTCACTCAAGCCAGCACGGATACTATCAGCGATAGAGTTTCTCCACTCTGCCGTTGAGTACACACGCAACATGAAGATAAACCCGAAGGACAATCAGTTAGGGTGGATACGCTTCATGGGATATGTGCTAGACAACAAGGACAAGTACGAAAACTTTGCGCAGATCGCGCTTAGCACTCTCGATAACACGAGAGAGTTCGAAAGTGAGGAAATGTAATGTGTATGTTATGTGTAGTTCCGCCCAATGTACTACCTTCGCGTGATAAGTTGATGTATTCCGCGATCAACAATCCTGACGGCTTCGGCTTCGCTATCGTGGTATCACGAGAGAGGCGCATCATTGTCGAGCATACAATGAACGCTGATGATGCGGTCAATCGCTTCCTTGAGATGCGTGCTAAGTATCCTGATGACTATGCCTTGTGGCACGCAAGATATGCCACACACGGCACTACCAATCTCGATAACTGCCACCCCTTCTATGTGCTAGACGATCAAACTGTACTCGCACACAATGGCGTACTGCCAATAGATATACCTGCTGGTGATACAAGATCAGACACACGCATCTTCACCGAAGATGTGCTTGCCAAAATGGGTGGTGTAAAGGCGCTAGATAATCCACACATGTACAACATGATCGAGGAATACACTTCAGGCTCTAAGGTGTGTGTGCTTACAGTAGACCCAACGGCTGACTATCAGATGTACTTGATACACGCAGACAAGGGTCAGACAGACGACAGCAAGGTGTGGTGGTCTAACACCAGTTGCGAGGCTGGCTACGGCTACGCATACAACAACTGGAAGCCTGTTAATTCTCTTTATCCCTACGATACTGAGGGTGTGTTCCCATGTGTGGCGTGTAATTCGCTCATAGATGAGGACAGACTAGAGAAAGATGGCGTGTGTCCAATGTGTCAGACCTGCCAATGGTGTGATAGCGCATCAGATATGTGTATGTGCTACAAGCCAACGACAAAGCAACACACAGATACCGCATACCAAACAGCATGGGGGCTAATGTGAAACGCGTAGCAACCACACCACCGACAAGGGCATACGCAAGTATGGCTGAGATGTGCTACAAACATTACAAGTTAGCGGTTGCTGATCGCAAACTTGTAGACGCAAGCAAGTGGCTACTCAAGGCTCACGCATATCGTGAGAAGGCTGGACAAATCGGACACGAGAAGGAGTTATCTGATGCGAACAACTAAGTGTGTAGACACACGCTGTTGGAAATGTGATACTCCTGTATGGATACCCCTGTACGATTATCACGAGGAAAGAAACTACTGCTATCCGTGTGGCATGGCAAAGATTGGAGTGCTGAGTGAGTACACATACACAACGCAAGAAGGTTAGTGAGTGGGATACTGTCGAGTGGAAAACTACTCGTGCTGGTAATGAAACCGCTACTGTCCTGCTCAATGCTGGCGAGTATTTTCATGTTGAGGAAGGCTGGGAAATTGACGGCCCGATACGCGTGAAGATAACTTACTCACCAAGCACGCAAAAAACTACCGCTAGGTACTCGCCCCTGCCTAGCAATATGTTTAACATGGATAATCCATACGAGTACCCCTGTGCTTCGTGTGGTGTAGAACGCCACGCCCCCTGCGTGGGAGATAAACCTGAGTGCGCTTTCCGCGTATTCCTAACGAAAGGTGGTATGTTATGACTTTCCCTAAGTTCACTAACGAAGCATCATGCGCAGGTAGCGCTACGCCTGATGATTGGTTTCCTGAGTTCTCCCCAGCAGGTGATCCACGAGGCCGTGTGGGTATTCGCAATAGATACTCATATACACCCGAAGCCATGCGTGCTAGAAACACATGCTTAGATTGTCCTGCGTTTGATGAGTGTTTAGAGTACTCGTTACAATGGACAGACTTAGACGGGATATGGGCAAACATGGATAAGTTTGAGCGTAAAGAGGAACAACGCTTGCGAGGTATAAAAACTACAAGCATAACTTTTACGTACGACAATCCATTAGGTATAGATATACAACCAAGAACGCCTATCGAAAGCGAGTGGGATAATGTATGATGATGATAAGTTCACACAAGAAACTGTGTGGGAACAATTACGTTTCATAGGTTGGCTTGCGTTTGCCACACTTGTGATACTAGGCACGATACTAAAGGTAGCGCTATGACATGTCGCTACTGTGGTAATCTACGTGATGCTGGCATACAGGATAATATCCCTGTGTGCCATGCGTGTTACTGTAAGAGAGGTGGAGTAAATGAGTGATTACGGAACGTATCGTGTAAAGGCTAAGTGTATGGTTATCATGTATCAGGATATAACCTGTGATGATGTGTATCAAGCATGTGATTTAGCCATTGATGCTGTCAATGAGTGGCGTGTGTGGTCATTTGACGAGGCAGAGGTCAAGCATGTACTCGAAGTAGAGAGGTTAGACTAATGAATATACCACGCGGAGATGTAGTTAATCTCTTACGCAAAGAGGAAATGAGTGGGCTATTCGGGCGAGATATAACTTCGTCTGAGTGGACAAAGGCTAAGCGCATGATAATGCGTGATAAGGAATTATGGACATGCGTAGACAGCGTGCTCATGATGATCGTAGACGAGATAGGAAAGGAGAGGTTATGAACGCAAAATACATATTACGCTTGGAACTTACCACGCGTGATGATGTTCATTACGAGAGCATACACAATGTACAAAATCTAATCGACTACAAATTACGCGATTATTTTGATGTACAAAGTACCGAAATCAAGCAAGTGTTATCCGTATAGACAATGCTTAAACGGGATTTGGCTGATACCTATCCCGCTTAAGAAAGCCCTTGCGCATCATTGGTGCGTGGGGGCTTTTTTATTACCCAATTACCGACTTTATGCTGGCACGCACAATCCGCGTACTCACAATCGCGGTGTCTAAAGTTTGCTAAATCTTCACGCCCATACTCGTTCATGTTGCCAGCGTGCTGGCATGACACACATATCACGCGTGGCACACGCTCTCACGCGAGCCGAAAGTTTGTGTTGGTCGTGTACATACCTTGCTGTCACACATCATTTGCGTCTGTATCATCTACAATAATCTCCAATTCTTGTTCGATAATAACATTATCAGACCCTTCTTGCGTGATAATTTCTTCTTCCGTGTAGTCCCGTTCTTTACGCGGATAATTACCACCTAAATAGTTTAACATATTCTTTAATGCCCTGTTGACACGCATACGCACAGCATCTTGTGAGATAGATAACTCTGATGCTATTGCGCCTAACTCTAACCCACTAGCGTAACGCAAGTAGATTATATCTTGCTGTTCCTTAGCCAATTTGTTAATTGATTTCTCCACATCTGAGCACAATGCTGGCCAGTTATTACCCTCAGACGCAACCTTTTTTACGTTAGACATGCTCAAATCATTGATTGAAGGAGCCTCTCTATCACCAGTTAAAACCGCTGGTAATAGCGATTCTAGCATGTTTTTATCGTAATAATAGTTGTCTTCCACGCGGTATCCAGAGGACTTAGCCTTAACTTTTTGACAGTAATCTTTCGCAGCGTTACGTAAAGATCGCGCTACAAGTTTTGTACATTCCTTGCTGTTGTATTCTTTTTGCCAGTATTTAATTTTATTAGGGTGCGTTAAAAACCACACCCATAACTCTTGGCGTAGATCATCTGTCTCAACCATACGATACTTACGAGAGAACTCATAAGCAACAGACGCAACTACGCCATCATACTCTTCGATAAATCTTTTTACCACCGCCACGTTTTGCCTTCTACTGTAAACGATCTATTAACAATCGGAACAATTTGCGGAGTAACATTTTTACCATCTACATGCAAGATCCCGAACCCTTGTTGCCACGTAAATAGTCCAGCCTTGATGTATTTAGCATGTTTAATATTCATAAGATGTCCGACTTCCATACCCCATACAGCACGAGATCCATTAGACCAAGCCTGAGTATAGTGAGCCAATCCCATGCGGTGAGTGTGTCCACATACAACTGACATACCACTTCGCTTCGCAAGTCCGAGAGCAGTAGCCCCTGCTGTCGGTTGGACATTACCTTCATCACCATGCATTAGCAACCAATTAGGTGCAATCTCTATAGGTCCATGAGAATACTTGATACCAAGTTCATCTAACTTTAGAAACTTTTCAATCTCTAACTCTGGTAGTCCTAAAAATCCAGGAGCAGATGAACGTATCTTATTAAATAATCTATCTGAATGGTTACTACGTACAATAGTTTCAACAGTTAAATCTTCTAACAACTTAACAGTTATGTCACGATCTTTACCTATTGATCTTTCCCATTCAAGTTCAGTCCCTTTTGCCCAACGACTGATACTTTGAAAATCTATTTCGTCGCCCACAGATACTACAGAATCAGGCTGATAAGCATAAATGAATTTCTTTACAGCATTCACAGCGTCCACATCGTGGAACGGTGCCTGAAGATCTGAGATTACGACGATTGCTTTACTCATTTTTTCTTCGCTCTCCGTTTATTTTCTTTGCCTACATTCTTAGAATGAGACATCGCTTGGAGATTGCCAATGCCATCTCGACCAGCACGACCACCATTATCTTTGTGATCAACATCTGTACTGCGCTTTAATTTCTTACCAGTAGCCTTCTTGTAATCAAGACGGGCTTTATTGGTAGACGTAGTTTCAGTAGTACCATCTTTCTTCTTACGTTTAATAACAAAGATTGGTCTACCGCCATTCTGTTTACTACCTTTATATGGTCCAAATACTTTCATTGATCCCATTTCCCTTTCAGTACCAACAATGCGATTATCGCATAGTTTGCTAAATCCTTAAACGAATCCTCAAAGGATTCATGTTCAGGCGCCATGTCTTTAATACTGTCGTATAAGTTATTTATACGTGCAGTCTTATCATGTATCCGAACTCTTAGTCCATTTATAGCACCGCCAGGTGCGTTAGATATATTCTTAGGGCCGTAATCTTTATGTTTAGATAACAGTAAGGTAACAAGTTCTTCAACTTCTTCCCATATTGCTATCTCAAATTCTGTAGGTTCAGTTATGTTCTTCATTGTGGCCATCTTGTTTTAGCATCTCCTCTATCCCTTGTAGCATGTCTACTGTAGACTCAACTGTCATTGCCTCATTAAGAAATTTATGGAAGGTCTTCTCGCCTTCGGAAGAATTAACAAGAGCCAAGGTAACTGATTGAATTATCTCTATGGCATGAGTAACCTGCCCTTGTACTAACATAGCATTAACTTCCTCTAATATTGCATACAGATCAATGCTATAACGATTGCTCAGGCGTAAGTTCCATGAGAAACAAATGTCACAATGCTCTAAAAATAAAAAGATATCCTCAGTCTTGAACTCACAATCTTCGCAACGGAAACCTTCGTCAGATGGAATAAGTACGCTCATTGGGAGTTACTAATCTTTTGTTGGAAGTAATCAGCACCATGCTTAAGATACATTGAGTTAACATCTTCACCCTCTGGCATCTGCACAGTAATAACATTACCTAATTCTTTGGTTAATGATTTAGAAAATTCATGTCCAGCGTTATCACCATCAGCAAACATAAAGACTTTATCAAAGTCTGCTAATAATTTAGTGTAATGTTTCTTCCAGTTGTTCACTCCTGGCACCCCCACCGAAGGTATATTACAAACATAATCCAACGTAATCGTGTCAATCTCACCTTCACAAATACAAATAAATGATGACGCTTTGAAGAAGGCTTTGGTATTAAAGAGGTGTGTACTCGCACCAGCGAGCCCCATATACTTCGGCTCTTGGGAATCCAAAGATCTAAACCTGATGTCAACCACACCCGAACGTGTAATATACGGAATAGAGAGTCTATTCTCATACTGCTCGTGTCCCGTTATTGGATCTAATACGACGCCCAAGCCCACTCTCTTCGCTACTTCCAGAGTAATCCCCCGTTCTGCGAGGTAATCCTCTGCTTCGTGTATTGCTGCTGCGTAATACTTTGCTGCTTTGCCCAGAGATTCTTTCTGCAAACTTGACTGCTTCATAAAATCTTATCCCCTCTTTGTCCATAATAATTCTGTAAGTATCGCCTTTAACTTGACAGGCGAAACAACAAAATACATTTTCTCTAATATTGACTGTTGCTGATCTATGTGTGTCATCGTGGAAGGGACATCTGATACTGCTCCATCCATTTCGTTCAGGAACTTTTGCTCCATAATATTCTAATACATCCTTAATCGGCAATACATTTACACGTTGTGACTTTGCGAATCCATTGGTCAAGATCTTCCACCACCCATGATTGATTTATACCACCCATTCTACGCTTAACTATAACATACGAAGGAGGAGTCGCGCTTAGTGAGCGAGCCTCTGCATAGTGCTTTGCTTCTATAACTGCTTCACTCCAGAACTCAGGCAACTTGAGTGCTTTAGTCGCCTTGAGTTCCAGGATATATGTTTTACCATTAGCCATAACAACAATGTCGCCTTCGTCTTTAGCGCCAGCCTTAGTTAATCTTTCAGCCACTACGTTTTTAGAGCGCAACCATTTAAGTACAGTTGTCTCAAATAAAGAACCTTTGCGACCATTCTTGTTAGCCATTTAGTATTTAATACCAACCCTTATCTAAGTGATGTTTAAGCGCCAAAGTAGGCGTTTTATACCGCTTTTTGATGTATTTGATTCCAAGATCAACTTGCTCATATAAAGGTGTATCCTCAGGCATTCCGATAATTTGGGGTATTCCGTATGCATGAGATGTAGGGTTATCTGCTGTATAATCCCAGCGCGATTCTTTACTCCAAAGTGATAGTAAAGATTCCCATTCTTTATTGTTCCAACCCATTTGTTTAACTTCAAGATGAGCGTAATTCTTAGCCAGTTTTTTACTTTGACTAATTGTTAAGTGCATTTGAATACAATTAGGTTTTGTAGGGGTTGGGACCGAAGTAATCGCAACCGCATTTTGCGGCGATAAAGCCACAAAAACCACAAAACACATTGTCAGATATTTCAGGTTGTGTTTTTTCATAGTTTCTCCTCTGTTGGGGCTGTTGCCTTTGTCCCACAGACAGCACACTCCATATCGATAAAGTATGAACTTATTGTATCACTATCGTCATCCCATTCGACGAGTAGTTTCCAAACAAAAGAACCACACGGACATATCTTGGTAGGTTTACCGCGGATATCCATGGATTCTTTATAATCTGGATTTAATTCCCAGATATCCTTAACACTCATATTCTTTCAGGTATATCAGAAACTTCCATCATTTCAGGATTAAATTGTAACCAGTATGACGTATCGCCACTTGGATCTGCTTTACCGTACCTGTTTTTAACAGGTGCAATAGCAATATATCCAGGAGCATTACTACCGATTGTACATATCAAGGCTGGTAGTTGAGCAACCATTCCTTGTAACGCTGATCTAGGCTGGCACGGATTACCAGGATAGGATTCCTTCGTGTGATGAAGGATAAGAACTGCAGCATTTGTATCTCTTGCAAGATATTTCAGTTCTTTAATTGTAGATCGCATTCCTGCAAACTCTTCACCACCATCGTTAGCAATATCCATTAGGTTATCGACTACGATTAAGGTTGGTGGACAACCCCATAGTTCTTCAAATGCAGATACTTCCATATCTAAATCAGACAAAGTTGGTGCTGATTCAAATGACCAGAAGATATGACCTGAATTGTCATTGATAGTTTTCCGAGACCCATCAACATTTTCTATGAGCATCTGTTCAGCCATTGATTGTGGTTGACCAGAAATCATTGATAGTAAACGCATAGCCATTGTGTGGGCATTTGTATCTGCGCTTATGTATAGTGTTGGTACTTTACTTCTAAGGGCAATCGCAAGAGCAAGTGTTGATTTACCTGCTCCTGGAGTGCCTGCGATCATAGATACCTCAGCCCGACGAATGATAATTTTATTAACATCAAAGGTACGAAAGACTGATGGCAATGGTTCACCACCAATATCTTTGCTACCTACGGCACGGGCTAAGGTTCTCATTTCTTAGAAAGAATTCCACTCAGAATCAGTACGGCGAATCCATGCTGGTTCACATTGGTCTGGTGTTCCCTTGGGTGAAGGACACATAAATGCCTTCCATGGTCCCTTAGCACCTGCACCAGTACGCTTTGTCATCTCACCATGCTTACAAGTCCTCCCCGAAGGACCAGTACTTGGGGTGAAAGTTTGTGTTGAACTAGGTACAGGTGATGCGCCTAGCCCTTGAGCAAGGTTACCTACCGCCGTCTCGTAAGACATTGATGGTCCCTCTAATGAAGTTGCCATAGTTGAGATTAAATTCTCAGCCCCGACATCTCCCAGTATTTGAGTCAAGTTAATCTTGAACTCATCAGCGGTGTTACCAGCGATCAGAAATATCCGACCATCTGATAACTTACTACTAACTTGGAAGTTAGCATTAGCCATTGGTTTTCTCCTTTTTTGTATATTGTCCGTTCATAAACTTACAGTAAGATAACACGCCACATCTACCACAATTAGACAAATTAGGTAAATAAATCTCAGCCTTACGGGCTCTATCAAACTCTGAATATATTTCTTCTACCTCTTCGGTAGCAAGATGCTCAAGGTTCCATGTAGATACTTGACCAGTGCGAGCACCCAGAAACCAGCCTTGTCCACTTCTACACCATTTTTGCGTAAAGCCCACGCATAGGTAGCAAGTTGAAGTGGATGTCTCTGAGATGACGCCCCTGTCTTAATATCTAATAGGACTATATTGCCATCAAAATCCGTCATCACTCGGTCAATAGCCATCTTAACCACAGTATCTATCAAAGGAATTTCATACTGTTTCTCGATGTAGTCTTCATAGATATTCCACCCGTTGTTTCTAAAAGTGATCCAACGATCAAGCATCCATAAACCTTCGCCATACCACCAAGACATGTCTTCGCGTTTGGCAAATTCCCATGTATTCATGTCACCATTAAGTTCTTCATCTTCTCTAACTTGATTGTGCCATGCTTCATTCCAAATGATTTCTGCATCATCAGGATTTAAATCCCACATTTCAGTAGCCTTGTGGACAGCAGATCCACCCGTAAACCATACAGCATGTTTTTGGGGTACACCTTGGAGTTTAGTTAAGTTGTATTTCCATCCACACTCTAGGTAAGTACCAAGAGATGAATAGGATATATGTTTAGGTAATTCGTTCATGGTGTAACTCTACCACACCCTATTGGCTGATGCCAATCGATGACTGCCTGAACCCCGAAATTAAGAAATACCCCCCTACCCCCCATAATAAATCATGGTGGTTAGGAGGTTGGTTAGGCTTTTGCCGTCACCCGTCAATTGAAGTTTCTACCCCACGGTTACCCGTAGCGAAAGAGTAGCACATATGATACGATTGCGCTATGCCAACATATGAGTATCGATGTAATCAATGTAACCACACCTTTGAAATCTCTCGTTCTTACCAAGAAAGAGAATCTAAAGTCCATTGTCCTAAATGCAACCTAGATACTAGCAGGGTGTACTCTGTACCTGCAGTACAGTTTAAGGGTACAGGCTTCTATAGTACAGGTGGATAAACAGCAAAAGACCCCCCTTCCTAGTATCTCTACTGGGTTGGGGGGTTTTCGTGTCTCTAAAGGGCCTTTAAAGCCTGATTAGAGGTATGTAATTACTTACTACCTACACCAAATTCTGGTGATGCTGGGTCTAATGCCTTTAAAACAGGGCCTGCAATGGCAGCAACTCCTGCTAGTGCTAAAGTCTTTACATCAGATACGCCAGAAAGATATAGCGCGAGTACGGCAGCAACGGCTGCACGTAAATAAGTAGCAACAATTGCTTTTAATTTAGTTGTATTCATATTGTCCTTTAAGGGCGAGCAACGCCCATTACGAGGGAGTAAGCACGTTTCTTTAGAAACACACCATCTCCATTGGATTGACTGCCCTTATTATCCCCTGAAGTATTACCCTCATAGACCATAAGGTATTTTTTCCCATCGTTACTAGCACAGATACCAACATGGTCAGCCTCTGCATCAGCATCGAATTGGAAGAATACTACATCACCAGGCTGGGCCGCGCCAACTGGGACTATCTTGTTTTTACTTGTAAACCATTTAAGCCCTGCTTGACAGGAGGCAAATCCTTTTTTGGTTTGGGCTGCTACCTTAGGTGCTAGCCCTGCTTGGTCAAAACACCAAGATACGAACATGGCACACCAAGGGTTATTGTTTAACCCATACCACTTGCCATACATACTGTCATTGTTTTTGCCTATTTCTTTATATCCAAGTTGAGACTTGGCTATATCTACTACATTCATTTTTGTCCACCTTTTAATGATTGTATTACTAATTCTGTTAAAAATTCTACTTTATCGTCCAGTTGATTAACTTTATCACGGAGGCTTGAACCTCCATTTGGTTTAAGTTCAGCAAGGTAATGCTTTACCATCCATCTAATCGCAGCAGCAAGGGCTCCAACAAGTGTTGTTATTGCTACTACTAGTGCTGCGTAATCATTCGGTGTCATTATACTGTCCTAATCATAATATTTATGATTCCTCCAAAGCCATCAAATCGTCTATCAGGTGGTGTCATACGAGTAAAAGAAATCTTTTCTATAACTGCTTGCAATGATTCAGATGTAGTTAAGTCTTGGAATGTAATAACATCACCAGTCTTTTCAATCTCTTCTAGTAATCTAATACGGTCAAATGCTCTACCCTCATAGCCGACAACAGTATTATATCTATCTGTCTCTACATCAAAGCAGTAAACAGGAAATTCAATAACTCTTACACGAGGTGTAGCAATAGTTGCTTTAGCCTGATAACCTTTGAAGGTAGGGCCAAGTGTAGTAGTTGTCGCATCACGGGTTAATGTAAATTTATAGGCTAGAA